CCAACAAGCATAAAATGCTTTCATGGACACAGCTCATTGTTAAAAGCAGGATGACTACCAAGGAATACAAAACTGCCAGTGTGCGGACTCTCTCTTCAACCTTGTCGTAATTAAAAAATTGAACATACGACTTGATGGTTTCATTTTCCATCCACTCTTCCGGAATCCAATTGGTCCAAATTGTGAAGGGAGAGGAATCCACCCACCTGACGGCACTAATCATGGATTTTGTACACATCAGGTCGACTTTCTCGAGACATTGCGTGAGACATGCCGTAGCCTTTGCCATCTTTGGGACGACCAACATCTGGACACCAGCCGCCAAAAGCGACTGTGTCTCCATGCAACACATCTGTTCAGGCACATGACAACACTTGCACAACTTGGCGCGGTACTTGTCATTGGAATTCTCCACGAGTTCTCGTTGGTTCTTGAAGTGATCACGCGAGTGCCAAGCCAAGAACCGTAAGTACGTGGCTAGGTCGACCTGAGTCATCGGAGAACCTTCGAATATGTGAGGACGATAAGTGATGATCTGCGTATAGGTGCGCTTCCCTTCAATTTTCGTCGTGGTGCCAAAAGCGTATTCCACCCGGAAATTCCACAGGTCTGCATATCTGTCAAAAGTATACACTCCATCTTTTGTGAAGTGCGTCCGAACTTTTTCCTGATCTAGCATCCCATTGGTAGCATACTTCTCCTTAACCGAGACAGTCACGATATTCTTACAGCGCCGTAAAACGGAAACTGGTTCGTTACTGTAGGTCGGGGCACAGAGGTCCTTCACATTGGTGGTGAGAACTACGGCCTTCGGTTCAATTTCAACCTTCCCTTTCAACTCTACCTCTGCCATATTGGCCTTAATGCGCATATTGTTGACAAACTCTATTACACGCTTGGTTGGGGCAGTTTGAGTAAACTTGGAATTGGTGTTGGCGATATCATCTATGTACACTCCATTGATGTGACTACGATAGTTTGAATCATACTTATCCGACTCGCTGAGGGAGCAAACCCTCTCCTTATCGGCGTTGAAATCATTCGATCGTAAGACGATTTCCATGACCAACTGGCTGACAGAACTTTTACCGACACCAGATGCACCAAAAATTTCGGTACAATACGGCGCGATACGTAGGCCTCCAGTGGAACGAATCTGATTAAAAATAGCAGAAATCTTATTTAAGCGTTCAGCCTTATCCGACACTATTTTCTTCTCGTAAGGGTTCGTGCACGTGGCTTTTAGGGTCACGGCTTGGTCCTTCAAAGTATTCAATAGCAGCAGAAAATCATTTTCGTCGATGTTGGTATGTCTCGAGAGGTTTCCAGCTTGTACATACGTAATGTACTCCTCACATCGCAGCATGTCTTTCTCGAACCTCATGAGATCGAGATCAGAGTAGAACAGCGGTTTGATGGAGCCGGCTTGGAAACACTCATGCCCTGCTTCCACAAAATAGGTTATCGTCTCAAAAACTGCATCTATGAGCGATACTGCACTTGTATGCTTCGGGAGCATCTTAGGTGCAAACCAAGTGATTCCATTGGTGGTGAAATGCAATGTAGAAGCGTCGCAAATGCCAATAGTAACCAACAAACTCAACAGGTTGGAAACTTTGGCAAAACCCTCGCAATTTATAATGCCTCGCCAGTTAGTCTTGACATGGCGAAGCAACTTTACCCACGGTGGTGCCGGGGTATCGGTTG